TACAGTTAAGGTTTCAGGGTGACTCGGACGCAGTGCTTACGAAGGAGTTTCTTGTAATTCCGTCGCATGTGTCATTAAAGAAAGGGGATACGGCATATGTCATGGCATATGGTGAAAATTCCTATTTTGTCCTTGGAAGGAGTGATTAAAAGTGGCTCTTGAAGCAGACATGGGTCTTACTTTTGAAGACATACAGAAATTTGAGGACACAAAGATACCTGAAACAGCCACTTATGCAATAGACTTTGCAAATGGCAGATTATCGGGAAAGGTAAGCGGCATGGAGGCGGTACGGCAGTACATTTATAAGACGCTTAAAACCGAATGTAACCGTTACCTGATATATGATACAAGTGTTGGAAGCGGCATTAAGGCGCTTGTCGGACAGGGAATTACACGTGAGTACCTTGAAGCGGACATTCCCCGGCTGGTGAAAAAGGCGCTGTCTGACGGACGGATACTTGGCGTGCATGACTTTACATTTAGTTATCCTGATGATGAGAGAAATGCGGTATGTATATCATTTGTTGCTGATACGGTATACGGTTCCACGCAGGAGGAGGTTACAATATAATGTTTGAGGAATTCACAGAGGAATATTTTCTTACACAGGCAAGGGCACTCGGAGATGAGCTTGGTGTTGACACGAGAACAGGTTCTGTGTATATGGACATGGCAGCAGGACATTGTCTGAGGGCTGCTTTTTTCTTCGCAAACCTGAAGGAAATGTTTAACATGTTTGCACTTGATACATGTTATGCGGACGTGCTTGATGATAAGGCTGCCGAATGGGGCATGTCACGCCATGATGCAACACCTGCATTATTTAATGCATCATTTGTGGGAACACTTCCAGCAGCAGGCAGCAGGTTCTTTGCTGAAAATACAAGTTATTATTTCACCGTAACCGAAGCTGACGGGATATTGCTGTTTGAGGCTGAAACGGAAGGCACAGATTGCAATACACTGTCGGCGGGTACTGTAGTCATGCCTGTTGATGACATTGACGGACTGGAAAGCGCCTCCCTTGGGGAAATACATACCCTTGGAAGCGACGAGGAGACAGATGATGCTTTAAGGACGAGACTACGCGAGAAGATAGCGGCCCCGGCGGAAAACGGAAACAAGCAGAACTACAAGACATGGTGTGAGTCGGTATCCGGTGTCGGCAGGGCGAGGATTGAACCGCTGTTCGCCGGTGAAAATACTGTAAGGGCAATATTATACAGTGCCGAGGGATTGCCGGCAAGTGCGGAGGTGGTTAAGGAAGTGCAGGACTACATTGACCCGATTACACAGAAATATGTATTTACTGACAGCGAAGGAAATGATTACATCTGTGGCGACGGATTTGGAAACGGCGTGGCAAACCTTGGTGCACATTTTCTTGCGGTTTCCGCGGAGGCGGTTGATATTACTGTATCATTTACGGTAACACTCAGGGACGGTGCAACCATGGCCGGATGCCAGACGGCGGCAACGGAAGCAATTACGGATTATCTGCAGACGCTGGTGCTGGAATCAGATGAAGGCGCGAACATAATTATAAGGCTGTCAAGGATTGGGGCTTTAATATCAGGCCTAGCTCAGGTACTGGATTATGAAAGCCTTATGATAAACGGCATGGAGGAAAACGTTACGGTGGACAGTGTGGGTGTTCCGGTGCTGAAGGAGGTGATTATTGTTGCAAGTTGAAGGCGAAACTTATTTTAACAATGAACGTGCCGGATATGATGAACTAAAGGACTGGACACCGTCGTATTATCAGAACATAAAAGAGGCTGATGCAAATCTGCGGTTCGCAGGGAAAACAGTTGACCAGATGGCAGATGCACTTGAAAAATGGTGCAGGAACATGTTTATTGACACAATGGACGAGGAAATGCTGTCAAGGATGGAGGCATTTTATAATCTTGACAATGGCAGCAGGACAACGGATGAAAGAAGAAGGCTTTTAAAATCAGCACAGATGGGAACCGGCAAGATAGATGTGGACAGGCTGATGAGGATAATAAAGGTATATGCAGATGTGGACTGTGAGGTGGAATTTTTGCATGAGCTTAACATTACACTGCACTCAGGCAATAAAATAATTAATTTCACAGACTTTACTGATATTATAGGCAGCCAGCTTCCGGCACACCTGACATGGCACGTGCATCAGGCAATGCTGCAGTCAAATACAGTACAGCCGGCAGTAGCAGTAAGGAACACATACCGGCTGAGTCCGTTGAGAGAGGAGGAACAGAATGGCACAGATATTTAACAATGCAGTTATGACGGAAGATGGAAAGACGCTGCTGAGCAGGGAAATGTCGGGCGAATGTATGATACAGATTACGCGTATGGCGATTGGAAGCGGCATATATACGGCGGCAGAAAAAACTCCGGATGCGTTGCAAAAAATGACTGCTTTAAAAAATGCAAAACAGTCGGTATCTTTATCATCATTGAAGCGTCAGGATAATAAGACAATACTGGTGACAGGAGTGTTTACGAATGACAGTTTGGACGTATCATACAATATAAACGAAATAGGCCTTTACGCACAGGAAAAAGGCGTAAACGGTACGGAAATATTATATTCCGTTGCGGTTGTGTCAGAAGATGAAGGCGAGGTAATGCCTGCAAGTGAGGGCAAGAATCCGGTCAGAATAATACAGGACTGGATTGTCACAGTGTCAAATTCTGCTGATGTAACAATACAGAGTTTACTGGATGGGGCTTTTGCAATGGCAGCAGATGTTGGAAACGTTGACGAGCTTACAACTAAAGATAGTGAAAATCTGGTGAAAGCCGTAAATGAAGTCCTGCACAGACTGATAATAACAGACAGTGAAGGTGTCCTTGGAAAAAAAGCTGCGGAAGTGGAGGCACAGGAGCTTATAGATAAGATTGCAGATAAGGTTATGAATGATTTGCAGTCTAAAACAGGTGAAAGTGCTGATAATACTGTATCGTTTGATAGCGCTGACTGTAATACAGTGGACGCAAAATCATGGGCTGATGTTGACACTATGAAAACAAAAGAGAAGCAGAAAAGCTTGTTTGGAAAAATATCAACCATGTTTAAAAATATACGTTATCTGTATAACATGCTTGGCACGACAGACATATCACAGCTGGGTGGTACCGTTACAAATGCTATTAAAGTGCTTAATGATAACAAGAGCACAGTTGCATGTACGCAATCACTCAAAGCTGGAACCAAAGTTGGAACGATTACAATTGATAAAAAGGATTACGACCTGTACTGTCAGACGAATACGGACACAAAGAATACTGCAGGCTCTACTGATACGGCATCAAAGCTGTTTTTAGTGGGTGCGACGTCGCAAACGGCATCATCACAGACGTACAGTCAGGATACAGCTTACGTAGGTACAGACGGATGCATATACAGCAACAATAAAAAGACAATAACAACAGGCGAAATATCACGCTCATCAGCGATTACTACGCAGGGTGCATACGCACTAGATGCAGTGCAGGCAAATGCATCAATAGAGGGGACGTTAGCCAATCAACTTAGTCAGATAAATAGCAATTTGGGTACAGTAAAAAGCAACTTTGGCGACATTGGAATAAACGGTCATCATGTGTATTTACTGGCAATTAATCATGTGGCTATACTGCAAGTTGGTTTTTGGGGCGTTTCTACGTCGCAAAATGAAACGATCGGAAATGTCCCATCAGGGTATGCACCAAAATTTAACGTGTGGAATGCAAATGTTTATGAAAACCAACAAGGGTATATCAAAGTGAATGAAAATGGCGAAATTATATATATGTCAGATAAAGGCGGTACGTCTTATTTTCAAGCAACAATAGCATATATATATTAGAGCTTAGTGATCGAATAATGCATATATCTATACCCACTCGTTATACTTAAAATCAAATCAGTACCTACACTTAATGACAACGATGATGTCTCGAAAATTGGTATAACCTGAGACGTATTACCGTTCGAATGGCCTGTAAAAACAAAATATATGCCAAGGTTATAACCATTGATTACTACATTTCCGCTATCATACGGAAATACCGTAATCAGATACGCCTTATTAGCTTCTAGTTGATATGTTCTTGTTAAAGATGACTCGTAATTTATGTCATTTTTTACAGATGTAGCTTTATTTGCATCTATTGTTTTCATATTGCTATTTATTGCCCTAATCCGCTATCGTGTGTGTCACAATCACAGAATAGGAGAATAAAAATGAATGAAATTATTACAGTAAATGGTGTTAAGTATACTGTGCATGATGTAAGCACAGCACCGAATAACATCTCTTTTGTTGTTGAGAAAATTACATTAGACGAGGCGGAAGAAATATTTAAAAATGTGACAGCCTTAACGGTTGCCCCGGCAGATAATGATGCTGATGAATATGGTGATTATCCGCACATTGAATTTGCATCAATATCAAAGGATGCAGATGGTAATATAACAGTAACTATGCACATACTGACGCAAATCGAATTACAAATCAAGGATTTACAGACAACGCAAGCGGAACAGGATGAGGCTATAGCTGAAATGTTGTTTGGAGGTATGCAATATGATGAATAAATCAGTAAAAAACATAATGATTAGGGTTATCAAGGCTAAGCTGGCAGCAGGTGAAGATTTTGAGGACATAATCAGGGATTATCCAAAATTGACGAATGAAGATATAGAGGAAATACAAAACGAATTAAATGATTAAATCTAAGAAAAGCGAGGTGAAAAGTTTGGATATTACAACATTAATTATTGCAATGAGTATTCCTTCCGCAATCACAGGTTTTGCATTTTGGGCGTTGGAAAGAAAAATTGCAAGGAGAGAAGCAGAGCATGACAAGAAGGAAGCGAAGCGTGAGGAGAAGATGGAGCGAAAGGAAGAGGCACGTAAAATGAATGAACTGCTCGTAATCAAGGGAGTCAATGCCGCAATAGCCCTTGGAGAAGCAACTGCAAAGGCAGTGCAGAGAATCCCTGATGCGCATTGCAACGGGGATATGCATGCAGCATTGGAATACGCAGCACAGATTAAACATGAGCAGAAGGACTTCCTTACAAAGCAGGGGGTAGACTCTATCTACTAACGGAGGTAACAAAGTGAAAAAGAAAGTAAAGGTAATGGATGTGGTGTTAGTCATCATAGCCATTTTTTTATTGGTCTTTGTCTGTGTCATGATATGGCTATACCATGACACAGGGGGCATACCTGACACGCTTGTGACTTGTGTTTTTGCCTGCTGTGGAAGCGAGTGTGGTGTTATGGGGTGGATACAGACCACAAAAACAAAGATTAGAGACCGGGAAGACTTTATTGCAGATCGGGAACACGATGAATTGAAGGAAAAGAGCCTCCAGAGTGAGGCAGAAAGAGAGGACAATTATAATGAATGATATTTTATTTGAGGCACTGAAAATTATGGTAATGCTGGTAGCTTTGCTGGTAACGAGGTATCTTGTTCCATGGCTGATAAATAAGATAGGTGCGGACAAGTTGGAACTGGCAGAGAAGTGGGCTAAGTATGCGGTTTTAAAGGCACAGCAGGTTATGTACGAGGAAAACGGACAGGAGCGAAAGGCTTACGTCACAGAATTTCTAAAAGAAATCCTGCTGGATAAGGATATTGCCTTGTCGGATGAACAGATAGACGTCCTAATAGAGTCTGCCGTAAAGACAATGAAAATCGAAGAAAGCAAAAAGGAGGTTTAATAAGAATGGCTACAGAAACACAAGTTAAGAAATGTATTGACACAATAGCACCATTAGCACAGGCACAGTACAGGAAAGGCAAATTAATATTGCCATCTGTCTGTATAGCCCAGGCTTGTTGTGAGAGCGCATATCTGACATCTCCGAAAATGATTAGGGCAAACGCTGTATTCGGCATAAAAGTAGGAGCAAGCAGATACCACTTTGGTGCAGCATGGAAGGACAAGGCATACTCGACTGCAACAAAAGAGTGTTATGACGGCAAAACATACACAAACATTACGGATATGTTCAGGGCTTATGATACAATTGCGGAGAGTGTAGAGGATTATTATGACATACTGACAGGCTGCAAGAGATACAGGGCAGCAGTTGGAGAAAATGATTATACCAAGGCAATCACAGCGATTAAGAATGGTGGTTACGCTACAAGCTCAACATACATACAGACAATTACAAGTATCATAAGCAAGAATAACCTCACACAGTACGATACAGTTGCTAACAAAAAAGTAACAGCTGATAACATCACTTTAGACAATAATCCATTTACAGAGCCATCACAAACGATTGCCTATAACAGCAGGGGAGAGGGCGCAAAATGGGTACAGTGGTACCTATGGAGATTTGGATTAATCGACAAGACGGGTATAGACGGAATAATCGGCAATCAGTCTGTCAAGGCTATAAAATTATCGCAGGAACGTTTGGGGCTGACGGTTGATGGTAAAGTTGGAAAAGAAACAAGAAAAGTCTGGAAGACAGTATGCTAAGAATATCTTTTATGTATGTTTATTAAAAAGGCTGTAAAAGCGTTTACTAATACTATGTGCCACAAGGTGTCTGACACAACTAAGAAGAATGCAACTTATCTGTGTGCTCATATCTGCAAACTTCTTGGAATCGCAGCGGGAGGCGTTGATACCTATGTGGTGCGACACTATGATGTTACACATAAGAACTGCCCTGCACAGATGGCAGGAAGTAACAATGATGAATGGAATTCTTTTAAGGAAATGGTAAAGAGCATTCTTAATGACTCTCAGACATCAACCTCAGCCACAAAGACTGTTGCAAAAAAATCCGAGGAAATTGCAAAGGAAGTCCTTGACGGCAAATGGGGAAACGGAGGAGAACGAAAGCGGAAACTGGAGGCTGCCGGTTATAATTATACCCAGATTCAGACCTTAGTTAATAAACTATGCAAGTAGTTGATGCTTTTGTCGCTCCAATATCGTGTTTCGATAGGTTATAGCGGAAGGATAGATGAAGCCTGCAAGTTTTGAAATCATTGGGTACAGTGGTATTTATGGAGATTTGGATTAATTGATAAATCCGGCATAGTCAGCATGTATTTTCAGTATGTTCATTAAAAAGGCTATAGACAAGATTCGGCAATAATAAGTTCTTGTCTATAGTCTGCGTTGCAAAATTGAGTGTTTTTACAAATATATTTAAAATATTTTATTTACAATATAAAAACATATAAAATAGATTGACATATGTGTCAAATTGATGATAGTATCAATATACATATAATAAATTATAAAACGATATAATAATATTATGATTTATTTATATGTACTTTGGGAGTGATGTATATGAATGGCAGTAGAAAAGATATTGATATGATTGCTGATATTACAAGAAATGCTATGGGTTTGAATATACCAGTTGACTTGGATATGTTATGCGAAGTAATAGAAAAAAGGCTTCAAGGTCAATGCATGGAAGTTGACATTACGAAGCTTGATGTAGACGCTGAAATATCCACAGAAAATGATAATTCTAAATTTGTAATTAGATACAGAGGAGATAAACCTAAAACAAGAATATTGTTTTCTATTGCTCATGAATTAGGGCATCTCTTTTTGGATTTATTGCAACCAGACGGAATATTGACGACATCTAAAAAACAAAGAAA